TGTCCATTAAAAATGATGGACATTATTTTTGTAGAGCCGGAGGAAACAGACCAGACGGTTTAAATGAGCCGGTTACTTTATCATCGCCATAAAACAAAACTCGCCGTAGCGAGTTCAGATAAAAGAAAACCCGCACTCGGCGGGTTCGCATTCGTTCAAATTGCGTTTACTTCTTGGCGTTCTGTTCATCCATATCGATATACCATGGGTTGCTTCCCTTGGGCATGTTTAACGACTGCTCGCGATAGTATCTGATGCGCTCCATGAAATACTCGCGTGAGTGCTCAGGTTGCTCTCATGATACCTGCTCAGTGATAACAGGTATGTTAAGGCGCTCTCTGTACTCCATGCCTGATGCTGCAAGGTCAACGTTTACCTTGTTCTGTTTTTCTTTCGATTTCTCGGCGATGTTATGCCTGACATTGTCAACCCGCCTCCTTCTGAACATAACGGTTATAAATCAGTCCCTGAGGGCCATAAGGAAGCGGGATGTGCAACTCCTCTGGTTCAGAAACTATCCATTCCCCGGCCATCTCCGCTGGAGAGGTAATGATAAGTTGTTTGCTAATAAAAGGACCACTCCTCTCAACAACAAGCTTACCATCTTCATTAATAAAAGCTTGGATGTCAGGTGTGCTTCCACACTTGGTGATGCAGCGTTTGAACATTTTGTGTCCCCCCATTTTATGGACGGGGTAATTATAACACATTGAAATATAGTAATATTTGACGTAGATTTCTTTTGATCTATAAGCGATTTTTTAATGCTTTTAAGTTATAAATACTTGTTTTCATCACCCATCTTGCTGCGGTGCTACTATTGAAAAGTACTCACACCCTTTAGCCCAAATAGTTTTGATAGTTGTCCAACTGACTGGAACCTTGATTTCGATTCTTCCGCTGCCGTCACAAGTTTCGCAATCATCATCACCAAAGCATTCCGGGCAGCTTATAAACGTAGTTTCTGAAAATTCACCGGATAGCACACCCTTAGCGCCGTTCTCAGCGGTTAGTTTCTTCGGCACTATAACCCAACCATCCGGAGTTACCGGAGAATTGCCATTTATATCGAAGTTTGGCTCTGCGTCCTGAACCAGGAGGATGTAACCATTCTTGGCAGTATCAAGTTCTAACGCCTCGGTGACGGTACCGAAATAGCGATTACCTAAATCCGCATCACAAGTGCTTACATCAATGGAAACCTCCATGCCTTCGATTAATTCTGGCAAGTTGTAAGTTTGGCTTACAGGTTCTGCTCCCAGTGATGCCAGTGCAATTCGTGCCAGTTCCATTTGTTCGCCACGAGTAAGCCCGTTTTCAAGCGGATTTTTAATGAACAATTCAATACGTTCTTTGGTAATAGTGGTCATTTGTTAGTCCTTAAACTGCTAGTTGCAATTGCATTTCAAAGCGGTCGCGTTGTTCACAATACGCAAGAGAACCAGGGCTATTGTGTGCCTCAATCCGTTCTACCATTAATGCTGCGCGTGTCTCTTTACTTGCAGGTGCATAAGCCCCAGACCAGGCTTTATCAATACCGATGTTTCGAGCGACGTTCGTACTATCTGCGCTGGCTAAGGGTAATTTTGTGAATATCAGCGGATTTAACATGCGCAATCCATGTAGTTTCGTAACCGGCTGACCATGCCCATCAACAATGTGACGAATCAGGTCTTTCATTCTGGCTACCGCAAGAGTTGGGCGCTTTACGTCATAGTCGCCACAACTACCGATAGCCACTCGCGGAAACTCATTGCACAAATGAATAAATCGCTCGTCACTTTCATTCATGTGCCACACTGGAACGCCAGCTAGTTTTCCGTGAGGCCACTCATTCAGAAGCGCATCATTTTCCTCCTCTCCGCCATCAATAACATCCGGGATAATGGCAAAATCGAATCCTGGGTGATTCTTCCAGCGAGCAACAAACTCGTAGTAATCGCTCCAGTCGATTTTGTTTTTGCCAGCTGCTTTCCAGGCGGTGAATGCACCGTTGTCCAGCGCGAACGACTGACAGTATTCAGCCGCGAGATTGATCTGGCCTGAATGCGCAAAACTGATAAACGCATGTCGCCCTTTCCATGCTCTCATTGCGCACGTATCAGGAGTAATAGGCCCACCGTGGTAGTGAATCATCTCACTCTCCTTTGATGCGAATGCCAGTAGCGCGGATTGCATCGATGACTTCAGAAACTTTGTATGCCATTACCGTTTGGTAATCATCGTGAAAATCTGTTCGATGAAGCATGCTGCTACGTTCCGGGAGCAGTATTTCCCGCGCTTCCAGTTCTGCAATGCGCTTTTTTGCTGCTTCCAGTTCATCCAGTAATTCCAGCACGGTAGCCGGATTAGCCTTGGCAACAAAATCCCGGACTGGCTTACAATCAATCTCCGCAATGGGTTGATACGATGTGTAGCCATGCTGTCTTGTATAACTACCGTGACGAATAACGAAAAAATCACCATTTATTTTTTTAGCCTGCCACTTATCTTCACCGGCTTTCTCTGCCGCTTCACGCAGTGCCTGAGAGTTAATTTCGCTCACTTCGAACCTCTCTGTTTACTGATAAGCTCCAGATCTTGCTGGCAACTGGCACAAGTCCGACAACCCTGAACGGCCAGTCGTCTTCGTTCATCTATCGGATCGCCACACTCACAACAATGAGTGGCAGATATAGCCTGGTGGTTCAGGCGGCGCATTTTTATTGCTGTGTTGCGCTGTAATTCTTCAATTTCTGATGCTGAATCAATGATGTCTGCCATCTTTCATTAATCCCTGAATTGTTGGTTAATACGCTTGAGGGTGAATGCGAATAATAAAAAAGGAGCCTGTAGCTCCCTGATGATTTTGCTTTTCATGTTCACCGTTCCTTAAAGACGCCGTTCAACATGCCGATCGCCAGGCTTAAATGAGTCGGTGTGAATCCCATCAGCGTTACCGTTTCGCGGTGCTTCTTTAGTACGCTACGGCAAATGTCATCGACGTTTTTATCCGGAAACTGCTGTCTGGCTTTTTTGATTTCAGAATTAGCCTGACGGGCAATGCTGCGAAGGGCGTTTTCTTGCTGAGGTGTCATTGAACAAGCCCCATGTCGGCAAGCATAAGCACACAGAATATGAAGCCCGCTGCCAGAAAAATGCATTCAGTGGTTGTCATACCTGGTCTCTCTCATCTGCTTCTGCTTTCGCCACCATCATTTCCAGCTTTTGTGAAAGGGATGCGGCTAACGTATGAAATTCTTCGTCTGTTTCTACTGATATTGGCACAAACCTGACTCCAATTTGAGCGAGGCTATGTGCCATCTCGATACTCGTTCTTAACTCAACGGGAGATGCTTTGTGCATACAGCTCCCCGTTTATTATTTATCTCCTCAGCCAGCCGCTGTGCTTTCAGGGGATTTCTGATAACAGAAAGGCCGGGAAATACCCAGCCTCGCTTTGTAATGGAGTAGACGAAAGTGATCGCGCCCACCCGGATATTATCGTGAGGATGCGTCATCGCCATTGCTCCCCAAATACAAAACCAATTTCAGCCAGTGCCTCGTCCATTTTTTCGATGAACTCCGGCACCATCTCGTCAAAACTCGCCATGTAATTTTCATCCCGCTCAACCACGACATAATGCAGGCCTTCACGCTTCATTCGTGGGTCATAGTTGGCAAAGTACCAGGCATCTTTTCGCGTCACCCACATGCTGTACTGCACCTGGGCCATGTAATCCGACTTTATGGCCTCGAAACCACCGAGCCGGAATTTCATGAAATCCCGGGAGGTAAACGGGCATTTCAGTTCAAGGCCGTTGCCGTCACTGCATAAACCATCGGGAGAGCAGGCGGTGCGCATACTTTCGTCGCGATAGATGATCGGGGATTCAGTAACATTCACGCCGGAAGTAAACTCAAACAGGGCTCTGGCGTCGTTCTCGTACTGTTTTCCCCAGGCCAGCGCCTTAGCATTAACTTCCGGAGCCACACCGGTGCAAACCTCAGCCAGCAGGGTGTGGAAGTAGGACATTTTCATGTCAGGCCACTTTTTTCCGGAGCGGGGTTTTGCTATTACGTTATGAACTTCTGAAGCTGTGATGACGCCGAGCCGTAATTTGTGCCACGCATCATCTCCCTGTTCGACAGCTCTCACGTCGATCCCGGCACGCTGCAGGATAATGTCCGGTGTCATGCTGCCACCTTCTGCTCAGTGGCTTTCTGTTTCAGGAATCCAAGAGCTTTCACTGCTTCGGCCTGTGTCAGTTCTGACGATGCGCGAATGTCGCGGCGAAATATCTGGGAACAGAGCGGCAATAAGTCGTCATCCCATGTTTTATCCAGGGCGATCAGCAGAGTGTTAATCTCCTGCATGGTTTCATCGTTAAGCAGCAGAGAAGAAACGACGACGAGAGGAGCAGAAACAGAAAGATAAACTTAAGATTCGAAAACTCGCCTTAAAGCCCCGCAGTTACTGGATTAAACAAGCCCAACAAGCCGTAAACGCCTTCATCAGAGAAAGAGACCGCGACTTACCATGTATCTCGTGCGGAACGCTCACGTCTGCTCAGTGGGATGCCGGACATTACCGGACAACTGCTGCGGCACCTCAACTCCGATTTGATGAACGCAATATTCACAAGCAATGCGTGGTGTGCAACCAGCACAAAAGCGGAAATCTCGTTCCGTATCGCGTCGAACTGATTAGCCGCATCGGGCAGGAAGCAGTAGACGAAATCGAATCAAACCATAACCGCCATCGCTGGACTGTCGAAGAGTGCAAGGCGATCAAGGCAGAGTACCAACAGAAACTCAAAGACCTGCGAAACAGCAGAAGTGAGGCTGCATGAATATCTACGAAAGAATTGATGGCAGCAAATACCGAAATATTTGGGTAGCTGGCGACCTGCACGGATGCTACACGAACCTGATGAACAAACTGGATACGATTGGATTCGACACCAAAAAAGACCTGCTCATCTCGGTTGGCGATTTGGTTGATCGCGGTACAGAGAACGTCGAATGTCTGGAATTAATCACATTCCCCTGGTTCAGAGCTGTGCGTGGAAACCATGAGCAAATGATGATTGATGGCTTATCAGAGCGTGGAAACGTTAATCACTGGCTGCTTAATGGCGGTGGCTGGTTCTTTAATCTCGATTACGACAAAGAGACTCTGGCTAAAGTTCTTGCCCATAAAGCAGAAGAACTTCCGTTAATCATCGAACTGGTGAGCAAAGATAAAAAATATGTCATTTGCCACGCCGATTATCCTTGTAACGAATACGAATTTGGAAAGCCAGTTGATCCTCAGCAGGTAATCTGGAACCGCGAACGAATCGGCAACTCACAAGACGGGATCGTGAAAGAAATCAAAGGCGCGGACACGTTCATCTTTGGTCATACGCCAGCAGTGAAACCACTCAAATTTGCCAACCAGATGTATATCGATACTGGCGCAGTGTTCTGCGGAAACCTCACATTGATTCAGGTACAGGGAGAAGGCGCATGAGACTCGAAAGCGTAGCTAAATTTCATTCGCCAAAAAGCCCGATGATGAGCGACTCACTACTGGCCACAGTTTATTGGTTTTCGTAACTGAGTCATTTTATTATTTTATTGCAACTTTTAATCTTTTATAGTGCGAAATAAATGGAGCTGGCATTCATTTCGCACTTTATGTTTTTGTTGGACTTATGTTATTTTGATTGAATTCAATTCAGTTAAAAAAAGAAGGTGATTGCTCCATTTATAAATGAATAGTCATCCCCTGTCTTGAATTCTGATGTTACTTTATTAAATGCTAGTGTGAAGGCTACAGGTGCATACCCAATTGTTGCGCCAACTTGATATTCATCAACAGTTTTGTTTAGCGATACTGTTGTTTGTTTCGTCTGTATTGTTTTTCCTTCGAGAGTATAGTTGCGATTGACATCTCGTCTTTCCATACCTGCAAAAATCTTGTATTTGAATCCGCTTGTATCGGACATATGCATTAAACCACGGGGAGCCAGCAGACCAAAGCCATTATCCGAATTGAAGGTTTTATCATTACCAATGGCAATGGTTGCGCCATATGCTACATATTGAAATAAGTTTCCAGTAACAGCAGAAACTTCAGGGTATAATCCAACATTAGCACCTAAAATATCCATACTTGGTGTCATGGATAGCATCCCTTTTACAGTATAACCGTAGCGATTCTCTATTTGATCATCCCATGCATGATATTTTTCTGCCCCAATAATCTCATGAGCTTTATTTTGTACTTTCTGACCGCCTGCGTCGGGGCCAACAACACCTATGTCAGTACCTAATCGATAGCGAATCCAGTCATTCGCAAGGGAGTTCCATTCAATACCAGTGTGAGTGTATGCACTAAAAGCTCTGTCTCCAGTTACAGCTGTGTTGTGTCTTTTATTACTGCCTGATGGAGAGTAAATATCTTGCGCAATATGGAGAGATAATTGGCTCGAGTCTGAGATATCGTGGCTATATCCCAGAAATAAGCCTTGTGAGTAATCATCTCTGTTTTCATGTTTATTGCCATAAATATCATTAAGTATTGGTTGAAACTTCCCTGCATCATCATTTGCTAATGATAATGCAAGGCTGTTCGCGATAGCTGAACACGTGGTAAATGACAGAGCAATAAAGACGCCAGCGATGACACTTTTTTTCATATGTTATTGTCTTCCTTTTTTTTGAATGGTGCGCGTATTTTACATACATGAGTTTGTAATACAAGGTGCGTAATCAATATGATGTTTTATAATTGCGTGAGACAATTGATTTATTCGTTTTTTATTGCGGTTTTTATTATCTTTTAATGTAACAGTGTTTTTATTAAGTGTGTTTGCGTGGTGTTTTATGTTTTTTATAATTTTTATTTTATTAAATTTAAATGCATTAGTAATGGCTATTCTATATAGCAATATAAGAACTGTTACAAAAAAAGGGGGGGCAATTACAGGTAGTTATGGATGATGAGTGAAACAGATATTGGAGAACCGGGGAATGAATGATGTCTGAGTCTTATATATCAGAACTCCTTCGCTGTCGCTGGGGGCTCCTGTGCTTATGTCGTTTCCCCGATTCGGTTTTGAACGATTACCGAATGTTGAAGAATTATGCCAAAATATAGAAAGGATTTACTGCATGAATACCCAATATTTACAGTATGTTCGTGAGCAACTTATGGCAGCTACTGCTGACTTGAACGGAGCAACGAAAGGCCAGCTCGAAGCCTGGCAGGAGCATGCACAATTTGATACTGGTACATACAAACGAAAGAAGCCGCGCATTCTGGATGTGGTAACTGGCAAGATGATTACGCTGGATAATACGCCGACTTCCGGTAAGCAGTCGTACGCAAAAGGTTCATCCATTGCTTTGGTCAGCCCGGTTGAATTCTCAACCTCTTCATGGCGCCGCGCGGTTTTGTCTCTCGATGAACATCAGAAAGCATGGTTGCTTTGGTGTTACAGCGAAAGCGTTCGATGGGGGCATCAGGTCACCATAACGCAATGGGCATGGAGCGAGTTTAAGGATTTGTTAAGTAACAGAAAAATTGCAGGTAAGACACTGGATCGCCTGAAGACGTTAATCTGGCTGGCTGCACAGGATGTGAAGAGCGAACTTGCAGGGCGTGAGGCCTATGAATACCAGACACTGGCATCATTGGTGGGAGTGACAACAAAAAACTGGTCCGAGACATTTACTGAACGCTGGGTTGCAATGAAGCACATTTTTCTACAGCTTGATAGTGATGCTTTATTGCTTGTGACGAGAACACGTTCAAAACAAAAGGCAGCATTTTTACAGCAAAATATTGCAAAACTGGATTAAAAGCCATATACTTCATGCAAATTTGGTATGTTGTAAAAAATGTATAAACCCGCTGCCGAGTGGGTTTTTTTTATGCCCCGAGTTGTACTTGTACGGTAAACATGCTGGCTGCTATGTAATAGAGTTTTTTTAGCCTGTAACCTCTTGACTGCATTGAATTGCTTTTGTTATGAGTTGTAAGCCAATGTTATCATCTTGTATTGGGGTGGTTATGAAGGATGGTGCGCTGCTCAGGAGTTCTTCACTTTTTATTGCCTACATGGGATGCCTTGGATGGGGGAGTGCTTATTTCTATGGATGGGGTACTTCTTTTTACTACGGCTTCCCATGGTGGATTGTAGGTGCAGGTGTTGATGATGTTGCCAGAAGTTTATTTTTTGCAGTTATCGTCATTGCTATATTTCTTATCGGTTGGGGTATTGGTGTTGTATTCTTTTTCGCAGTGAAAAGAAAACATTCTATGCAAGAGCTAAATGTATTTCGCCTTTATTTTGCTGTGGAATTATTGTTTGTGCCGGCAATTATTGAGTTTTCTATATTGAGACAAAAGATTCAGGTACCTCTTTTGCTACTGTCAGCAGCGATTGCGCTGGCGGTTACAATTTCGATAAGATCTTATGGGCGATTTTTATCGGTATCATGCTTCTATGATAAGCCATTTATAAAAAAACATTTTTTTGAGATTGTGATGATTGCTTTTGTGGCATATTTCTGGCTTTTTTCATTTCTGACAGGATATTACAAACCACAGTTTAAGAAAGAATATGAAATGATTAATTATAATGATGGTTGGTATTATGTTCTTGCTCGTTATGATAATTGTCTGGTTTTGTCTACTTCTTTCAATGCAGGTAGTAAAAGGTTTGTCATTTATCAATCAGCACAAGATAAGAATCTTCAGGTTGATATTGTAAGGACCAGAATTTAATTGGCTGCATAAATAATATTTTAAGTTGCAAGTTGGCTATTCGTAGGAATAGAACCTTAGGCATGCTGAATGCGTTTCCTGAACATTGTTTTATAAACTGTGTCTGCTTGCTGTTGTGATCCTGCTTTTAGTGATGGTGATGATGGATTTCACCAGCAGGATAATGTTGGTACTGACTGATGGCGCTCTGGTCTGCGGCATTGTGGTATTGCTGTGGCCGATGATGAAAGAACAGAATGAATAATTCTTGACTTTTTTGTTTACTGTTTATTAAAAAATCAACCGCATGGTGAATCCTCCTTGGAGGGGCTAAATGATCGAGTTTTAAGGGCACGTAGCGAGTTCTGTTTGATCATTGCAGAACTTAGCGGGAGGCGCCATGCGTACATCACTAATGTTATTTCCTTCTATCATTTTCCTTGTGAGTTCTGGCTGCGCATGGCGCGGCCTTTTTTTTATGACCTGCCACTGGCAGATGGTCATCCTGTGATTTGATTCCGGTTCCGGCTTTTTAACTCTGTTCCTGTACACGGGAGAAATTCTATGTCGATTAATCGTTATGATATTGGTTACAAGAAGTACCACGTATTGTGTTGAGATAGAAAGCATGGTGCCAGAGGTAAATGCAGCAGCATAATAAAAAAGAGCCAGCGCAGAAGAGAACGGGTAAAAGAGTCTGCGCTGGCGTGGGGATATTCCCCGTGGAGAAATGATATGTAACACACATCGGGAACCTTTCTATATAAACATTATCATTATTGTCAATCATAACAGTCAGGTATTATGACGTTTATGCATCAGGGCCATCAGGAATTAACTGGTGGCTTTTTATTGTTGTCAGCTTCCGGATAACGGGAGACGGGGTATGTACCAGATGGAAAAAATAACAACAGGTGTGTCATACACCACGTCAGCGGTGGGGACGGGATACTGGCTACTGCAGTTGCTGGACAAAGTCTCCCCATCCCAGTGGGTGGCAATAGGCGTATTGGGTAGCTTGGTGTTTGGCTTGCTGACGTATCTGACAAACCTTTATTTCAAGATTAAAGAAGATAAGCGTAAGGCTGCGAGAGGTGAATAATGTCGCCATCATTACGCAAGGCTGTTGCTGCTGCTATTGGTGGTGGGGCTGTTGCCATAGCGTCTGTGCTCATCACTGGTCCGAGTGGTGACGATGGCCTGGAAGGTGTCAGCTACATACCATACGAAGATATCGTTGGCGTATGGACTGTATGTCACGGACACACCGGAAAAGACATCATTCCCGGTAAAACGTATACCGAAGCAGAATGCAAAGCCCTCCTGAATAAAGACCTTGCCACGGTCGCCAGACAAATAAACCCGTACATCAACGTCGATATATCGAACAGTCAGGTTAACAGGCTGCGGCATTTTGTCCGCGCCGGGCTTCGCTCACTGTTCAGGCCGGAGCCACAGACCGCCGTTGAATGGGCGGATGCTAATTACTATCTCCCGAAAGAATCCGCATACCAGGAAGGGCGCTGGGAAACACTGCCCTTTCAGCGGGCCATCATGAATGCGATGGGCAGCGACTACATCCGTGAGGTGAATGTGGTGAAGTCTGCCCGTGTCGGTTATTCCAAAATGCTGCTGGGTGTTTATGCCTACTTTATAGAGCACAAGCAGCGCAACACCCTTATTCCAGGTTGTCCTGGGGGCTGCCGCCATTGCCGGATCATTCTTTACCGCCGGAGCCACCCTTGCAGCATGGGGGGCAGCCATTGGGGCCGGTGGTATGACCGGCATCCTGTTTTCTCTCGGTGCCAGTATGGTACTTGGTGGTGTGGCGCAGATGCTGGCACCGAAAGCCAGAACTCCCCGTACACAGACAACGGATAACGGCAAACAAAACACGTATTTCTCCTCACTGGATAACATGGTTGCCCAGGGCAATGTTCTGCCCGTTCTGTACGGTGAAATGCGCGTGGGGTCGCGGGTGGTATCTCAGGAAATCAGCACGGCAGACGAAGGGGACGGTGGTCAGGTTGTGGTGATTGGTCGCTGATGCAAAACATTTTATGTGAAACCGCCTGCGGGCGGTTTTGTCGTTTATGGAGCGTGAGGAATGGGTAAAGGCAGCAGTAAGGGGCATACCCCGCGCGAAGCGAAGGACAACCTGAAATCATCCCAGATGCTGAGCGTGATAGACGCCATCAGTGAAGGGCCGATTGAAGGTCCGGTGGATGGATTAAAAAGCGTGCTGCTGAACAGTACGCCGGTGCTGGACAGTGAGGGGAATACCAACATCGCCGGTGTCACGGTGGTGTTCCGGGCTGGTGAGCAGGAGCAGACTCCGCCGGAGGGATTTGAATCCTCCGGCTCCGAGACGGTGCTGGGTACGGAAGTGAAATACGACACGCCGATCACCCGGACCATCACGTCGGCAAACATTGACCGACTGCGTTTTACCTTCGGTGTGCAGGCACTGGTGGAAACCACCTCAAAGGGGGACAGGAATCCATCGGAAGTCCGCCTGCTGGTTCAGATACAACGTAACGGTGGCTGGGTGACGGAAAAAGACATCACCATTAAGGGTAAAACCACTTCACAGTATCTGGCCTCGGTGGTGGTGGATAACCTGCCGCCGCGCCCGTTCAGTATCCGGATGCGCAGGATGACGCCGGACAGCACCACAGACCAGCTGCAGAACAAAACGCTCTGGTCGTCATACACCGAAATTATCGATGTGAAACAGTGCTACCTGACCACACAACGTAAGGCGTGGGATGTGCTCAGTGATTTCTGCTCGGCGATGCGCTGTATAACCGAATCCCATCTCGGCAAGGAGCTGCTGGAAAAAGTCGAGCTGACGGAGAATAACGCCAGCAAACTGGAGGAGTTTTCGAAAGAGTGGAAGGACGCCAACGATAAATGGAATGCCATGTGGGGCGTCAAAATTGAGCAGACCAAAGACGGCAAACATTATGTCGCGGGTATTGGCCTCAGCATGGAGGACACGGAGGAAGGCAAACTGAGCCAGTTTCTGGTTGCCGCCAATCGTATTGCGTTTATTGATCCGTCTAATGGCAACACAAGACCAATGTTTGTTGGTCAGGGCGATCAGATATTCATGAACGACGTGTTCCTGAAGCGTCTGACGGCCCCCACCATTACCAGCGGTGGAAATCCGCCGGCATTTTCCCTGACACCAGACGGAAAGCTGACCGCTAAAAATGCGGATATCAGCGGTAATGTGAATGCAAATTCAGGGACGCTCAACAATGTCACGATTAATGAAAACTGTCAGATTAAGGGGAAACTGTCAGCCAACCAGATTGAAGGCGATATTGTCAAAACGGTCAGCAAGTCTTTCCCCCGCACGAACAGTTATGCCAGTGGCACCATCACGGTAAGAATCAGTGATGATCAGAAGTTTGACCGGCAGGTCATGATACCGCCAGTGTTATTCCGCGGTGGTAAGCATGAGAATTTCAACAGTAATAACCAACAGTCATACTGGTATTCAACCTGCCGGTTAAGAGTGACCCGCAATGGTCAGGAGATTTTTAATCAGTCCACGACGGATGCTCAGGGCGTATTTTCCTCAGTTATAGATATGCCTGCCGGACAGGGGACGCTGACACTGACATTCACCGTATCTTCATCAGGAGCGAACAGGCGGCAGAAAGTGCAGCCTCAGCAAAGCAGTCAGAGGATGCGTCCTCGTCCTCGGCTTCTGCGGCCGCTCAAAAAGCCAGTGAGTCATCACAAAGTGCAGCAGAAGCTGAATTGTCAAG